TAAAATTTTAAACCACCGAGTCCGCTTTCTATATGTAACACGTTATAGTTAATTGCGTATACGAAAACCTTGGTTTTTTTAGCGTTGTTTTGACGGTGTAAATTTATTTCACACCATTGATGTGCTATACGACTAAAGTTAACTTGACCTGTCGGGTAATACGTTTGGGGGTTTAGGGAAAAGCTATGTATTTCAAAATTCTTAGGATACCCTGTATATTTTTTTAAAGCCTGTGTATACGACGAATTGAAATCCGTGTTTATGATTTCTTGGTTATTAAACTTTAACGTTACGTTTTTCATTAAGGCGTATCCCGTGAGGTTTAGATCTGGATACGCTACGAAAAACATTTCCTTAACGGGATGTTTAAAATTTAACATGACAGCCTTTTTAGTTTGGGATACATCCGTTGTAAATTGTGACATTTGACATTGTGTTATGACATATTCGATTGGTCGCGATACTAGAAAATTTTTCTCATCTTCGGAAACGAAGAAAAAATCCGTAACAAGTGATACCTTTTTTATAGACGAAGCTATATCACTCGGTGGATCACTTTCCTTGGGTGAAGCACTATCATAGAATTGGAGTGTAACGTCACTTAATTTTTTAAATTTGATTCTAATTTCGACGACTTGTTTTGTGAGTGCGCATACAGGTATGGCTAAACTTGGGTGTCTAAAAAAGTAAAACGGTAACATAACACTATAATCCCAATCGTAATTTACAGGTATATAACCGTTATGACCTGTTAAGAAATAGAGAGTTTGTTGAGTATCGTCATCTGTATGGTTTAATTGGTTATACATGTAAATATAATCGCCGGTTATGCGTTCAATGGTTTGACCACCTATAAGTAAATCTGCGTGTTCTATTATATGCGCCCCTATAGATTTAATATACCGAATATCGTGATTACTGGACGTTTTTGTACCAGTAGGTCGTGGTAATGTGAATTTGAGCATCATACTTCGTATAAGATCTCCCTTATTATCGGGTATACGACATTCAACAGATGTATCAAAATCAGGATCACCATCAAAAGGAGTTTCTATAGCTTCTGTTGAAAATTTCGTGTGTCGTTTGAAATTCGTCAGGAAATGTGAAATTTCAGGCTCGCTCGTAAGCCACTGATCCTGAGCACCTGTAGCGGCAAGCTTTATTCTACCAGCCATTCTTATTGTATGTGAGTAAAATTTTATAAAATAAAACGAGGCGATACATTAGATGAATCTTCAACTTCGAAAATTCAAACCCGAAGGCATGGCCGATGATAAAGTGTGTGTTTTTATTGGTAAACGTAATACGGGTAAATCAACGTTAGTTACAGATATATTATTCCATAAAAAGCATTTACCAGCTGGAATAGTTTTATCAGCAACAGAAGAAGGTAATCATTATTATCAACAGTATGTACCAGACCTTTTCATATACGGTGATTACGATAGAGAAGCTATAGAGCGTGTTATGGATAGACAAAAGAGATTGGTAGGTATGGGTAAAACAAATTGTGGTGCGTTCCTGTTATTAGACGATTGTATGTACGATTCAAAATTTATGAAAGATACGTGTATCCGACAATGTTTTATGAATGGACGTCACTGGAAGATATTTTTCATGTTAACAATGCAATATTGTATGGATCTCCCTCCTGCTCTCAGGGCAAACGTTGATTACGTGTTTATTTTACGTGAAAATATCATTCAAAACCGTGAGAAATTGTATAAATCATTTTTCGGTATTTTCCCAACGTTTGAAATGTTTAATAAAGTCATGGATTCGTGTACCGAAAATTACGAATGTTTGGTATTGGATAATACGTCTAAGAGTAATAGAATAGAAGATTGTGTATTTTGGTATAAAGCAAAACTTAGAAAAAACTTTAAGGTTGGCGCACCTCAGTATTGGCAAACACACAAAAAGATGTTTAACCCAAAACACGGTAACATGAAACTTGGTGATCGTAACACAGTTAAAAAGACAACTCCATTAAAAGTTATTAAGAAGAAATGATACGACTTTTTTCTAGACGAGTAAGTTCAGCGTTGAACATATTCCCGTTACCACCACCAGCACCAGTTTTAATACCTCCGTATAAATCTAATGATAAAGAAAAAACGAGTACACCAAGCGATGAAGGATACCGCATACTGGTCGATGTGTGTCACGAAACTAAAACAGTATATGTAGATCACGACATGTCTAATTACGACGAATTAAACGATTTACCTAGAATTATAAAAACGTTTGGGTGTTTGTACCCTAATTATACCTTACGACAATAACCCAGGCTAACGCGTAAACACGAAAAAAACGAAAACCCCATGTATAATATATGACGGACGTTTATACGATGAATCTTTCTGATAATGGGGACGGTATGGTTAATTTGAACAATAACCAATCCACCAATTTTATCCCAAACGATTCTGGACCTTCACAAATACCTCAATTACCACCGATTCAGCAACAGCAACAACAACAACAAATGCCGAGTTTCATGGCTGAAAAAAATGTGAGTGAAAATAAACAGACAATGGACTCTACACCAATTAATGATATTATAGGTCAACCAGAAGCACCATTAGAACCACCAATGATGGCTCAAGATCCTCGCATGACGCAAATGCAAATGCAAGCACCAATGATGGCCGCACAACAACCCGTTCAAAAAGCGGAGAATACACCAGAGAATAAAAACCCATTTAATTTAACTGACGATCAGTTTCAAGCTCTCGTCGTCGCGGTTTGTACTGCGATAGCAATTAGTAAGCCAGTTCAAGAAAAACTCGCAAACTTCGTACCATCGTTTCTTAACGACCAAGGGAACCGAAGTGTTGTTGGGTTAGCGTCAACCGGTTTGGTTGCCGCGGTAGCATTTTATGTTGCTAGGCGATACGCTTAACCAGAATTTTCAAACATACCTTTTCGTTTGAGAAGTATGTAAGCGGTAAGTAAACCAAATAAGAAACTTACTACGCGAAGTGCAAGGATAGAACCCGTACTTTTCGTAGTTTTACCGTAATTTTCTATATTCTTTTGAGCTTCTTTAGTTGCTTGTGATGCTAAAACAACGAAGAGCGTCGCGGCTATAGTTGTCAGTAACATAAACCTTTGATCTATAGCCATGAAGGCTAAAAAGTTATCACCTTTCATGGAGTAGAGCAAAAAGTTTGGTATGATAAAAAAGAGTGTTATTAAATTGACCCCGTAATTGTTAGATAACATTGGTACGCTAGATAATGTCATGTATGCTACCCAAGCTAATATAGCTTGTAATATTTGAACATTCGATGCTACGTTTTCAGACATGTTAATTATTACTATACGTTTAGATTATTTATCCTGAACATGTTTACCACAAAATTTCGTCTTTTTTGGTATAGTTTCGTATATACCCAATTTCACGCATATACCTCTTAATTCCTTGAAATTTTTCCAATACTCTTTACTGTGCGAATACTCTTCGACCGTTGAGTGTGCGAGTTCGTGTATGAGAACATGGAAAATTTCGTTCGAATCACCGTCTATACATAACCCTATTTCATTCCCCTTATTTGTATTGTACCCTATCGCACCTCTGTTTATCCTATAGTGTACCGTTATGGGTACTTCTTTTTGTAACATTTCAAACTTTTTATTATCGGTTTCTATGAGATGTTCCCTGAGAATTCTATACTTTTCGCGAACCTCGGTTATTTCCTGTGGTTCCTTCGTGTTGAGTAGTAAAAACACGTTTATGATAATGAGTAGTAACGCAACTATCATCTTATCATAAAGTGAGATAAAATATCAGATGAATGTATATGAGTAACTCCAATTCCAACTCTAATGTTCCTCAGGCACTTCGTAACCTTGGTGTTAGGAACATGAATATTACAAATCTTCATCACCCCCTAGTACAAGATTGGAATGTTAACCAAACTTTAACCGAAATACCAAAAGAAATTGGTCTCCTTACAAATCTAAAAAAACTTGATTTGAGTGAGAATAGAATAACCAAATTACCATCATCTATAGGTAACCTTAAAAAACTAGAGTATCTTCATTTGGCTAATAATAATTTAGAATCGTTACCATCACAAATCGGTAACCTTAAAAAACTACAGTTTCTTTTTTTGAATAATAATAAGTTAGAATCGTTACCACCACAAATCGGTAAGCTTGAAACCCTTAGGACACTTTATTTGTATAATAATAAGTTAAAATCGTTACCAAAAGAAATCGGTCTTTGTAAAAACCTTGAGACACTTCAGTTGAATAATAATAATTTAAAATCGTTACCAAAAGAGATTATTAAGCTTAAAAAACTAAGAGAAATTGACGTACGAAACAACCCAAAAATTAGAGTACCTTATATCATATTAAGACCAGGTTTAAATATTAAATTTAATGGCATTCAACCGAATTATAATTATACTAATTATTATCAAAACCAATTATCGGTTGTAAAAGCTAAACGAAACAATTTACCTTATCTACCGAGGAATATTACAAAAAAAATAGCAGAACAAGTTTCTAACGTTAAACCTGGAACAAAACCAAAACCTCCTAGTAAAACTAAAAATCCTTTACGTAAATTAGTACGTAAAATAAAAGAGAAATCAAAACTAAAACGTAACGAGGAAAATATAAAAAAAGTAACAAATCGAATTAA